GCTGGCCTGGATCGAGTGGTTCTGCGTCCACGGCCCCGGCGACGTCCAGGGCGTCCCGCTGCACCCCAGGCACGGCGGCGAGTGCCTGCCGCTGGACGACGAGTTCGCCGGCCTGATCCTCGACTGCTACGCGCACGACGAGACCGGCCGGCGCCTGTACGACACGGTCGCGATCTCCCGCGCAAAGGGGCGTGCCAAGAGCGAGCTCGCCGGGTTCGTCGGGCTGGCCGAGGCGTTCGCCCCGGTCAGGTTCGCCGGGTTCGCCGAGGGCGGTGAGACGTACCGGTGGCGGGACTTCGTCTACGCGTACGAGCCGGGCGAGCCGATGGGCCGCACCGTCACGTACCCGTTCGTACGCTGCCTCGCGACGGAGGAGTCCCAGACCGGCAACACCTACGACAACATCAACTACAACCTGGAGCACGGGCCGCTGTCCGAAGGGCTGCCGTCCAACACCGCCGGCATGACCCGGGTGTTCCTGCCGCAGGGCGGCGAGGTGCGGCCGTCGACCGCGGCCGCCGCGTCCCGCGACGGCGGGAAGGAAACCCTCGCGATCTTCGACGAGCCGCACCTGTACGTCCTGCCGGAGCTGCGGCAGATGTACCGCACCGTCGACCGCAACCTGCGCAAGCGCAAGGAGGCCGCGCCGTGGGCGCTGCTGACCTCGACGATGTACCAGCCCGGCGAGGACAGCGTCATGGAACGCATCCACGAGCGGGCCAAGCTGATCGCCGAGGGCAAGGTGCGCGAGCGGCGGCTGCTGTGGGACCACCGCGAGGCCCCGGACGAGGTCGACCTCACCGACCTCGACGCCATGGTCGCCGCACTGACCGAGGTGTACGGGCCGTTCGCCGATGCTCTGGACCTGCGCGGCATCGTCGAGGCCGAGTTCTGGAACGTCGAGAAGGACCCCGAGGAATCCCGCCGGTACTTCTTCAACCAGCCCACCGCCGCCCGCGACGCCTGGACGACCAAGCCGGCCTGGGCCGCGTGCGCCGACCCCGACCGTACGGTGCCGGTGGAGGCGCCCATCGTCCTGTTCTTCGACGGCAGCAAGAGCGACGACGCCACCGCCCTGGTCGGCTGCGACGTCGAGACCGGGCACGTGTTCGTCCTCGGCTGCTGGGAGAAACCGCCCGGCCCCATGGGGAAGAACTGGACCGTCGACCGTACGGACGTCGACGCCACCGTCCGCCGGGTGTTCGCCGAGCGCACGGTGGTCGCGTTCTTCGGCGACGTCGCCGAGTTCGAGTCGTACATCGACAGCTGGGGCGCCGACTTCGGCGAGCAGCTGCTCATCCAGGCGACCCTCGGCCGGTACGCGCACGCCGTCGCGTGGGACATGCGCGGCCATGTCCGGGAGTTCACCGAGGCCTGCAAGCGGGCCGAGGTCGACATCGAGGAGGGCGACCTCACCCACGACGGGGACTCCCGCCTCACGCGGCACGTCCTGAACTCCAAGCGGCGCCCCAACAAGTACGGGGTGTCGATCATGAAAGAGACCCGCGAGTCCCCGAAGAAGATCGACCTGGCGGTCTGCGCGATCGGCGCGCGGATGGTGCGCCGCCAGCTGCTCGCGTCGCCCGCGTGGGCGAAGTACAAGGCCGCCCCCAAGAAGCGGCCCGGACGCGTCGTCGGATGGGGGTGAGCCAGTGGCCGGCATGACCTCCAACCAGGCGATCGACAACACGGTGCGGCTGCTGCAGGCCGCGGAACGCGAGACGAACCTGATGCTGATGGAGCGACTGGAAGGCCTCGCCGATACGTGGCTCCATCTGGCTGCCCTGCTGTGGGACAAGGAGGGCGACTGACATGGCTGAGCCGATGGACGCCGGCGAGCTGGGGAAGGTGCTGCCGTGGCTGCTGGCCGCGCGGCGCGCGGAGTCCGGCCGGATCACCACGATCCGCGAGTACCTGAAGAACCGTGTCTGCGACATCTACGTCCCGAAGTCCGCGACGGCCGAGTACAGGAAGCTGGTCGACCAGGCCCGCTTCAACATCCTCCCCCTGCTGGTGTCCTCGCTCGCGCAGGGCCTGTTCGTCGACGGCTACCGCCCGGCCAGCACGGTGGACAACAGCCAGGTGTGGGATGAGGTGTGGCAGCCCAACCGCATGGACGCCCGGCAGTCGGGCCTGTACCGGACGGCCCTGTCGTACGGCTACTCCTACGCCGTGGTGCTGCCCGGTGAACCGGTGCCGGTCATCACGCCGTACTCGCCGCGGCGGCTGACCGCCCTGTACGAGGACGCGATCAACGACGAGTGGCCGCTGTACGCGATCACGGTCGGGCTGCCGCACCCGGTCATCGAGGCAGGGCAGCCGGTAACGATGGTGTCCACGGTCACCGTCCTCGACGACAACTTCACCTACACCACCGACGTGCCGGCGGCGATGGTGATGCCGCAGGCCAACGGCGAGTGGACCGACCCGCTGCCGATGGAGGGCATCGCCATCGACACCTCCAGGGTGACGGTGGAGGAGCACGGGCTCGGGGTGTGCCCGGTGGTCAGGTTCTGCGAGTCCTACGACGACCTGGACGACGGGCCTACCGGGATCGTGGAGCCGATGCTGCCGGCGCAGCGGCAGCTGAACCAGACCACGTTCGGGCTGCTGATGGCGCAGCAGTATGCCGCGTTCAAGCAGCGCTGGGTCACCGGTATGGCGATCGCCGAGGACGCCGACGGCACCCCCGTCGAACCGTGGAACGCCGCCGTCAACCGGGTGTGGCAGTCCGATTCGCCGGACACGCGGTTCGGGGAGTTCGCCGAGACCAACCTCGGCGGATATCTGGACTCCCGGGACAAGACGCTGCTGTACGTCTCCAGCGCGCGGCAGATCCCGCCGCACACCCTGGTCGTCGGCAACGCCGTCTCCAACGTGAGTGCGGAGGCACTGACCGCGCTGGAGGCCGGGCATCAGCTCGACATCGGCGAGCACAAGACGGCGTTCGGGGAGAGCGTCGAACAGCTGCTCCGTCTGTGCGGCCTGGCCATGGACGACATGGACACCTGGGAAGACACCAGCGCCCAGGTCGTCTGGCGGGACACCACCCCCCGGTCCCTGGCCCAGGTCGCGGACGCGCTGGGCAAGCTCGCCCAGCTCCTCGACGTCCCCCCGCGCGCGCTGTGGGAACGCATCCCCGGGGTGACGGACACCGACATCAAGCGGTGGGAGATGCTCGCCGAGGACCGCGACGCCCTCGGCGACATCACCCAGCTGCTGGCCGCCCCGGCCGCCGGAGCCGATGCCGCGCCTGTACCCGGCGCAGAAGAGGAAGCGCCGGTGACGGGGGCCCCGGAGGTGCCGGCAGTGGTGTCGGTGCCAGGAGACGAGGGATAGCCCGTGCCCAGCCCGCAGGCGCAGGCCCTCACGCGCCAGTATCAGCAACAGGTCCTCAACGTCGCCGAGCTGATCGCCCGCCGCCTCAGGGTCACGGCGATGCGCGCCGACGTGACGGACATCGACAGCTGGTGGGACCAGGTCTCCCCGCAGATCCAGCAGGAGATCCTCACCGGACAGTCCGCACTCGCACGCCTCGCCCGCGGCTACCTCGTCCAGCACGCCCGCCTCGAAGGCGTGGCGATCGCCGCGGCGGTCATCGAGCCGAACGCGCAGCAGATCGCCACCAGCCTGCGCGTGGCCGGCCCGGTCGCGTTCAAAACGCAGATGGCCATCAGCGGCAGCGAAGCGCAGGCCACCCGGGTGATGGCGTCCCAGATACAGGGCGCCGCCACCCGCCTGGTCCTCGAAGGCGACCGCGAGACGACCATGCGCACCTTCACTGAGCGGGACGAGATCGAAGGCTGGCGCAGGGTGGCAGGCCGCTCCTCGCCGTGCGCGTTCTGCCTGATGCTGATCGGCCGCGGCGCCGTCTACTCCAAGCAGAGCGCGCGCTTCCAGTCCCACGACCGCTGCTCGTGCAAGCCAGAACTCCTCTACCGGCGCGAGCCCGAACCGCCCGAGGTACGGCGGCTGTCCGAGGAGTGGTCGCGGGTGACCTCCGGGCACTCCGGCAACGCCGCGATCGAGGCCTGGCGCCAGCACATCGTCGGCCAGCGCGCCCAGCCCACATAGATGTCCTGTACGGAGCTGCCGCTCTCCCGCCTTAGGTGAACCCGGCACAGACCGCAGGACGCGGTATCCGAAAGGACCGTGCCGGTGCCCCGTCCTAGGCAACGGGGCACCGATCAGCTTCCCCGCAGTTGTGCGGGGGTGCCGCCGCGATGGCGGAAGTACCACCCACCGGAAGGCTGGCCGCGATGGCCGACGAACAACTCACCACGGCACAGACCATAGGCCGCTTCCACACGGAGCTGCTCGCCGAGGGGATCGACGCCGAGTCAGCGAAGTACCTGACCCAGGCCGCAGGACGCGAACTGATCGACGGACGCGCCGACGGCCTGCGCATCAAGAAGGAGGTTGGCCGCGATGGCTGACGACAACACGATCACGCCGCCCGCGACGGACGGCACGACACCGCCCGCACCGCCCACGCCTCCCGCACCGCCGGCGTCACCGGCGGACCTGGGGGACGCGGGCAAGAAGGCACTGGACGAGGAGCGTGCGGCCCGGCGCGAGGCCGAGAAGGCACGCAAGGACATGGAGACCCGGCTGAAGGAGCTGGAGCCGCTCGCGGCGAAGGCGAAGGAGCTGGAGGACTCCAAGAAGACCGAGACCGAGAAGCTCGGGGAGAAGCTCACCGCCGCCGAGAAGCGGGCCGTCGAAGCCGAGCAGAGGGCGCTGCGCCTGGAGGTCGCCTCGGCCAAGGGCCTCACCCAGGCCCAGGCCAAGCGGCTGGTCGGCGTCACCAAGGAGGAGCTGGAGGCGGACGCAGACGAACTCCTCGCTTCCTTCGGCGGCACCGACACCATCAGCGGCAAGGGGAACGGCGGCGGGAGCAAGGGCCGTACGCCTGTGGAGAAGCTGCGGCCCGGCGCGATGCCGACGCCGCCCAACCTGACGCTGGCCGAGCAGATCAGGGCGGCGGAGCAGAGCGGCAAGTGGGACACCGCCCGCCGCCTGAAGACACAGCAGCTCGTCGAGCTGCAGCAGACCAAGAACTGACACGGCAGGCGTGCCCTGCCTGAGAGGAGCCCATCGTGGCCGGTATCACCGGGCAGGGCGACACCTTCGACCTCCCCAACTTCGTCGGCGAGCTGTTCGCCGAGACTCCCACCGACACCCCGTTCCTGAGCTCGATCGGCGGTCTGTCCGGCGGGGAGGCCGTCACCTCCACGCTGTTCCAGTGGCAGGGCTACGACCTGCGGGACGCAGCGGACGACCGGCAGCGCGTCGAGGGCGCCAACGCGCCGACGGCCGAGGCCCGGGTGCGGTTCAACGTCACGAACGTGGTGGAGATCCACCAGGAAGCACTGGAGATCTCCTACACCAAGCTCGCGGCGACCGGGCAGTTCAACTCCACCGGCTCCGCCCACCCCGGTTCGGTGGGCATCGCCGGAGGCAACCCGGTGATGAACGAGGCGGACTGGCAGATCCGTCAGCACCTGGTGCAGATCGCGCGGGACATCGAGAAGTCGTTCCTCACCGGGACGTTCGCCAACCCGGCCACCAACGCCAGCCCGCGCAAGACGCGCGGCCTCCTGGAGGCGATCACGACCAACGTGATCGCCGCGGCCGGGGCCCCGCTGACCCACGACATGGTCATGGACCTGCTGCAGCTGGTGTGGGAGAACGGCGGCATCAACCGCCAGGAGACCGCCGCGCTGATGTGCAACGGCTTCCTGAAGCGCGCCCTGACGACGATCTTCGTCACGGACGCCAACTACCAGGAGATGACCCGCGACATCGGCGGCGTCTCCGTCACAACGATCATCACCGACTTCGGGGTGCTCAACGTGATGCTCAACCGGTACATGCCCACCGACACCATCGCGGTGGTCTCCCTGGAGGAGTGCGCGCCCATCTTCCTGCTGGTGCCCGGCAAGGGCTTCCTGTTCGTCGAGCCGCTGGCCAAGGTCGGCGCCGCGGAGCGCTCGCAGATCTACGGCGAGGTCGGCCTGAAGTACGGCAACGAGAAGGCCCACGGGAAGATCACGGGCCTGGACGACGGCACCGGTTCCTGATGGGGCGGCGTGCGGCCGTGACGGTGGGCCGGTCGCACACCGTCAAACGCTACGAAAGCCCGGCGGCCGCGGCCGCCGAGGCCGCCTGGTACCAGCGTCTGCCCTGGGCGGCGCCGCGTCTGCTCGACGTCGACGGCGCCGCCCTCGTGCTGGAGACCAGGTCCACCGCCCGCCAGCTGCCGTGGTGGCAGCCCGCCGACGCGCTGCGCGAACTCCTCACCGCGGTGCACGCCGAAGGGGTGCACCACCGGGACGTGCACGTCGGGAACATCGTCCAGGCCGCGGACGGGGCGCCGCTGCTCATCGACTGGGAGACCGCCCTCGAGCGGTCCTCTGCCCTGTCGTACGACCTGCACGGGCCGGACGCCTCCGGCATCCCGGTGCCGGCCATCCACGAAGGCATGACCCCCCAGTGGTGGGGGTCGGCCCAGAAGAGCTCGATCCGTATGCGCTGGAGGACTTCATGCAGCAGCAGTACCAACCCCGCTGGCTGAACGGGCAGGAGGTCGGCACCGGCCTGCGCAAGGCCGCCCCCCGATACGAGGCCATCGCCGCCGAGCTCGGCGAGCACCGCGCCTTCACCGTCCTCGATCTCGGCGCCTACAACGGGTACTTCAGCCTGCGCCTGGCCGAGCAGTTCGACGCGACCTGCACCGCCGTCGACGACCACAAGGGGCTGCCCGCAGCGCTCGCCGAAGCCGACGACGAGCGGGTCACCGGCGTGTATCACCGGCTGACCCAGGAGGAGTTCTACGCGCTGCCCGCCTTCGACGTGATCCTGTGCCTGTCCGTGCTGCACCACGTCCCGTGGTGGGAGGAACTCCTCGCCGGGCTGCGCGACAAGGCGCGGCTGCTGTTCGTCGAGACCGCCTCCGCCGGCGAGGTACTGCCGAAGGCCATCGCGCACTGCCCCGAGATCCCCGAGGCTGTCGCCGCCCTCGACGGCGCCCGGGTCATCGCCAAGACCCACGGCTACAAGTCGAAGAAGATCCGCCCGCTGTACGCGATCGGGGCCCTGGATTGAGGCTCGGCGTCGTCACCAGCGTGTGGGGCGCCTACGGGCGGTGGCTGCCCGCCTGGGTCGCCTCCGTCACCGCACAGGCCCGGCCGCCCGCGCTGGTGACCATCGTGGACGCCGGCGCCGACGACCTCGGCCCCGCGCGTGAGGCGCTCGCCACCTCGGGCCTTACCTGGCAGATCGTCACCGCCCGGCACGAGGGCATGGGCGCCGTACGCAACACGGCCATCGCCGCGACGCCGACGGAGTGGGTGATGCACCTCGACGCCGACGACGTCCTCCTGCCGCACGCCCTGGCCGACGCCGCGGCGGTGGCCGAGGAAGCGGATGTGGTCTCCCTCGGCGCGCTGCGCGACGGCCAGGAGGTCACCTTCCCCTACGTCAGCGCGCGCATGATCCTGCGCGGACGGCTCGGCGCGTTCTCCTGCTCGCCCTACCGACGCCACCTGTGGGAGCGGCGCCCGTACCTCACCGCCAACGACTGGATCGATTCGGCGCTGTGGGTCGGCTTCGCCCACCTCGGCGCACGGTTCACCGGCACCGCGCGTGCGGGATTCGTCTACCGCCAGCACGACGGCAGTCACTCCCACACCATCACCCGCGCCGACAAGCAGGCCGCGTACGCGCAGCTGCGGCGCCTGTGCAGGAGGTGGCAGCCATGACCCTGACCGTGTCGGTCATCGTGCCCTGGCGCAGCGACGGCGCCGAACGGGAGGCGGCATGGGCCTGGGTGCGCGCCCGCTGGGCCGAGAGGTTCCCGGGCTGGCAGGTCGTCACCGGCACGCCGCCCGAAGGGGAGTGGTGCAAAGCGGCCGCCATTACCGCAGCGCTGCCCGAGGCAACCGGTGACGTCCTCGTCCTGGCGGACGCCGACGTGTGGTGCGACGGCGTCCTGCAGGCCGTCACCGCCATCGCCGAAGGCGCCCGCTGGGCCATCCCCCACCACCGGGTGTACCGGCTCACCCAGGAGTCCACCC